AGGCAGTTTGGTAAATTCTAAATTACCTTGAATCATTTGCAGAATTTGAAGATCAATTTGCCTTGCTGTATTCTGCGCCTGCGTTGTCCCTGTTTGAGCCTCTTGGGCCTCAATTCCCTTCGACTGTTGTTCTTGGCCCTTTGAATACTGTTTTTCTTGCATTCTAGCATACGCAGATGCGCCGCCTCCAATACCTTCAGCAAGCGCACCAAGGCCGTACCGATTACTGGAACCAGCCATATCTCCAAGACCAGCCAATAGCGGCAACAACCAACGCTCGGTCTTATTGTACGGGCCAGCTTCAATGTCAGGCTTAGGCATTGGAACACGGCTAGAGGGCTGAAGACCGGCGGGAGCCGCATCAGACATATTGCCGGTATTGGCCTGCGCGTATTGTCTACCAGCCAGACCATCAGGCGGTGCGGTAGGCGTTACAGATGCAGCAGGAGCAGCAGGAGCAACCCCAGCAGTAGCAGTGGCCGCATTAGGGGATGGGGCCAAGCCGGGTGGAGTCCGAACATGAACGTGCGGCCCGGTGGAATTTTTAGCCCCGCGACCTTCAACCAATGTTTTGGCTCCGGGTATACCTTTCATAATGGCGCTTGCCTGCTGCTCAAGAGTCATGCCCTTTATTGGAGCAACATCAAATGCATCATGAGTAAGGTGAGCGGAATTTCTTACTCCACCAACCCGCGTGTTATGTTCAGGTGTTCTATAGCCTGACGTAACAACAAGACCGGGGACAACATTCTTGGCTTGATTAATATAAGAATTTAATCTTTGCGCGGGCGGCGGCTGCACTTCTGAAAAAGCCGCGCCGCCCTGCGGTGCTTCGCGGTTATTGCCAGCCGCATTTAGCTGGGCATCCATTCTGGCATTAAGAGCAACTTTTTCAGCGGGGGAAAGAGCAGAATACGCGCCGGGAGCGGGCAGTTCCTTTGCTTCAACAGGAGTAGGACTTGGTATCCCGCCTTCTTGCGTAGGATAATTAAGTTCTTCTTCGTCTCCAACACCACCGTTAGCGTAACCAGTGCGCCCGCCACGGTTCAGCTTCATGGCAAGAGCGGCAATCTTGGCAACACTGTTTGCCGCACTCATGGCCTGACTAAAGCCGCTTTCGGGAGCGCCCGGAGCCGCACCCGGCTTGGCAAGTTCCTTCTTCTCAATGCCTTTTGCACTGTCGGGCATGAAAGGATTGCTTCCAGCATCATACGGGGTGCCAGCGCCAACATCATCTTCCGCCGCGCCGCCAGCAGCTTTACTTTTGCTGCTTGCAGAAGCGGCCTGCGATCCAAGGCTGGCAAGATCACCAGCCGTGTCCAGCATTTTCAGAAACCCAGATTTCTGAAATTCGGGCGCGTCCCCAGCGGTTATAAGTTCAGGGGTTTCAGCCTTAGAAATAGGAATGCCATAGGGGCCTGAAGAAGCGCCACCAGAGGCGTAATGGCCTACAAGGCCACCACGGTAATGTTCGTACTCATCCTTGGGACTATCATCTTCTTTGTTATACAAACCCTTGATCTTTTCAACGGCCTGTTTGCCGGTGTCATATGCTTTCTCAACGCCACCAGCGGCCTCAATCATCCCCTTTAACTGAGACTCCGGCAAAGCAGGAGGGGCTTCAGCAACGGTCAGATTTCCGACCGGCAAAGTTCCTTCGGGGACAAAGCCAGTCATACCCGGCGCTCCACCGAGGCCCGGAATGCCTTGATTGTTGTACATGCCGAACTGGGCTTGAAGGATAGCAGCCAATTGATCGTTTCCAATTAACTGAGCCGGATTTCCACCTTCAGCAAAGCCGTGCCGCATCATGGCCGGAAGAACCGCACCACCATCAGACTCCGGCGCAAGGCCACCACTGGCATAATGACCCTTAGAGGCAGCGTCCTTAGTCGCAGCGTCGTAATCTACGGTCTTGTAACCACCGGCCAGACCAACCGCATCGGGGTGATGCTTCTCAACGTCCTGCGCGATAAGACCAATGCGCGTTCCCGGTTCGTTCTTGTAACGGAACTTAACAATCTTCTGGCCGTCAAAGGTCTTACCAATCGGCTCAACAGCTTCCTTGAGGCGCTTATCCGAGAAGAATGGCGCTGCTTGGGTTGTATTTGTGGTCGAGCCAGACAGCGCACCCGTACCCATTGCGATGTTTGCAAGGAACTGGGCCTGCTGATACGGGAAGCCCTGTTCTTGGAGGAACTGGTTGTAAAGCGCGGTCTGACCGGCCTGCTGGGTCTGCTGCGCCACAGTACCCGCTCCAAGCTGGGCCTGACCCGCCGCTAGAGCGTTCTGCTGGGCCTGCGTACCCATACCGGCAAGAGCCTGAGACGTTCCCGCCCCCATGCCGTATCGGCCTTGACCGAGGCCAGCCATCTGGCCCGCAGCGCCTGCGCCCATGCCATACTGCTGCTGCGCCAAAGCTGCCTGCTGGCCCGACTGCGCCGCGCCCTGTCCAAAAGTCTGCTGGCCCAATTGGGCGAGGTTCTGACCCAAACCGGACTGCTGGGCGTAATTCTGCTGGCCGAGACCCTGCATGAAGCCGCCCATGCCGGTCCCCATGCCATACAGGCCCTGACCCAGACCCTGCTGGGCCGACGCTGCGCCCATGCCCTGACCATAAAGCTGCTGGCCCATAGCGGCCTGCTGCTGGGCGGTCTGCGCCCCCTGACCGAATAGCTGCGAACCAAGCGCGGCCTGAGCCTGACCGGTTCCCATCTGTTGCCCGTACTGCTGCTGACCAATACCAGCCAGAGCCTGCCCAGAACCAATGCCCTGACCATACAACTGCTGGCCGAGAGCAGCCTGCTGCTGCGCGGTAGCCATGCCCTGACCAAAACCCTGCTGACCAATACCCAACATCTGCTGAGAAGCCTGCTGCTGGGCTGCACGATTAGCCTGAGCGGCACCCAAGCCAAGCTGCTGCTGCTGCTGGGCGGCACCGAGGGCCTGCCCGTAGCCTTGGTTCATAAGACCGGCAACGGTCTGACCGGTAGCCAAACCCTGCTGGCGGGCCAAATTGGCCTGCGCGAGGCGACCGCGATCACCGCCAAACGCGCCTTGTGCAACTTGATTACCCACAAGGCTGGACTGCTCCTGACCCTGCTGCTGGCGCAAATTCGCCATGGTCGAGCCGACAACGCTGTCTAGGTACGGGGACATATACTGATTGATCTGCTCCCCACCCAACGGACCGGCATTAACAGCCTGAGAACCTGATAGGCCAAAATTAGTGGCAAGCTGCTGATACGGCTGCGCCCCGGCCTGAGCCGCACCAAGACCGGCAGCGGCCTGCTGCTGAAGCGGCTGGGCAGCGCGATTACCCTGCATGATGCTGCGGATAGCCGCCTGATTAAGGGGTTGCGCGGCAGAAGCGGCAGAATTGATATTCCCTGCGGCATTACCCTGAAGAGGCTGGGCCGCTTGACCCGCCTGCTGGAGACTACTCAGGGAAGCGCCGCCCAAGGCACCGCCAACATCCTGCGCTCCAGTGATGTTCTGAGCCGCCTGCCCATAATACGGTGTGGCAGCACCCAAGCCAGCTTGGGCGTACTGACCAGCGGCCTGATTGTACGGCTGCGAGGACTGCAAGGCATTTTGGTATTGGTTATAAGCGCCGCCCTGAAGACCTTGAGCGGCCTGAGCGCCCTGCTGCAAAGGCTGATACGCAGCCTGAGTACCTGTGACACCGGCATTCAGACCACCCAAAAGCTGTTGAGTAGCCTCGCCATAATAGGGGGTTGCCGCAGCCTGACCGCCCATAAGCTGCTGGGTAGCACCTTGGAAATATGGCTGCGCCACACCGCCCGCAGCGGAGATGGCGTTCATGCCGGTCTGTTGCGCTTGATTTATAGGGGCAACAAACGCATTTGGATCAGTGCTATATTGCCGGAACGGTGTCGCAGCCACCTCTGTAGCGCGAGCATTGACCGCCCGGTAGTTCTGCATAACCTCGGGAGGAATCGATACTTGTTGCGTCGTCTGGGCTGTACCACCGCACATACTAGTGTTCCTGTCTCGTCAGATGTTCTTTTTTGCTGTTGTAAACAAAAAATGCGCCCCGCTGCTCACCGAAAGCGCGTTCGTACAACCGGATTTTAGGCGCTATTTTAGTGGTGCTTTGGATGCCGACAATTAGCGGCAAACCCATGTCATCAGCGAATTTCTTGGAGAAATCACACAACTTGCGGGCCAGTCCAAGACGGCCACTGCGATACTTGGGATGCACAAAAATCCCCCGCTCCTCTACGACATTATCTTCGGAGTACCACGGGTTACCAATGCGGAGCAGAACACCAGCCTGAATGGTCTCACCGGGCTTACCAATAATACCAAATATCCCACGATCCAGAGACAAGGCAGAGTATACTTCCCGCAACACCTTCTCTGGACTGATGTTTGAAAAGCCCATTTCCTCGTAGGTATTAGAAAGTTGGCTCATGATGTCATGAACGTCAGCTACCGTACCAATTCTGATCTCGGTTTGTTCTTCCATGTTCCTACTCAGTTCTTCTTAGGACCGGGTAAATTCTTTAAGGTCTTAATAGTACGCGCCCTAAAACCTTCTACAAAGTGGTCAAGAATTTTGTGGCCGTCGTCCATTGACCCTTTGCCAATCCGTATAACATCTTTTGGATCAATAACATATTCACCTCCGGCGGCTACAATTGGTACGGAATCCACCTCCCCTCCCTCGGCCTTACCCGGAGATGGAACTCCGTAAGGAAGACCGCCGCCCGTGTAGGGGAGACCAGCACCGGCTTTGGATGAGCCATAAAACGGTTGAGCAAATATGTTCTTGGCTACTCGAAAACCCGCCATCGTGTTGCCCTCCCCCATCGCAGAAATGATGTCCGCAGGGATGACGTAGGACCCCGATTTGACATGCATGTTCAGGTGGTCGGTCCTACCGGCAACTGGGCTATGGATCGGTCCAACGTGAATTTTGCCCATTTTGGGCTTCTTGATGTGCATCTTAGGCATGGGCATTTTCGGCATACCGCCACGCGCGTTATTTTCGCGGGCAATGTTTAGTGCGGCCTCTAGGTCCTTTAAGGGCATGGCTTCCTCACGAATAGCTAACGGATACCGTCTGGCCCGTTCCGGGGGTCACGACAATACCGTTCACAACTGGCAGGTTTACAAAGATTATTCCCGGCGTGTCCGGGATGGTGAAGATTGGGTTATTCGTCAGCGAAGCATTGTTGGTGTCGTAAATGGTGCCAGAAGTGCTACCGCCAACGATAATGCTCACCATAGCAACTCGGCCAGAGCCTGTTCTAACGAGGGTTGCGGAAGTTATATCCGGTGAAATACGCGCCCCGTTAACAGCCAGATACGTCTGCGCCAGACCGTTAATGGCTGTCACGACGTTCTTTGCTGCTGTCAGCATGTCATCTAAGGAAGCCATTTACTCTCCTATGGTCCCGTAGGGCCGGTTGGACCCGTAGCGCCCGTTGGACCAGTGACAGAAGGCCCAGTAGGCCCAGTTGGCCCGACAGGACCGCCAGAAGGACCAGTTGGCCCGACACTCCCCGTAGGACCAGTTGCACCACCGGGACCCGTAGGTCCGACTGACGCCGCAAAATTAGCGTCCAAGTACGGGTTGCCGGTCTTGTACGGGATGACCATTAGAACTTCCCGTCAGGTTGCAAACGGTAGCGGATGTTACCCAGACGCCAGAAGGAATTGATGTCACTGCTCGAAATTTTGATGGAAACCAGCCTGCCCCGGAACCGGGGGGTGACGTACTGCGTAGATTGGGTGACCGTGAACGGCCCCGACACCAGCGGCGTCTGCCCAGCGTAATCCGTATAGTAGAACGTAATCTGGACGTTTGCGTTCTGTGTTCCGCCGTAATAGCCCCATTTCATGTCGGGCCAGACCTGATCAATGAAGGTCTTAACGTCAGCCTCGCTTAGGGCGAAGTAGCCAGTCTGAAAGCTGGATAGCATTGGCTGGCCGTCATCATTTGGCGAAGTCTCATGCTGGTATATATAACCCTCTGGACTAGACCCAATTGGGTTACCAAGGACCGACTGATTGATCCACGCAGTCCGGCCCAACGTCCCAAAATCCCACTGTCCAAGACCTTTGTTATATTTAACGTATTTTGCGACTTCACCATTGCTGCTAGTGGTCGGGTAGTACCATGTTATTTCATTAAAAAGAGAATTTGCCCCGCACCTAATTTTATTAACATTGGTCAAATCGATGTCTTGGAAGATTACGTCCCAGACGGGGCAATAAATGGACTCAACGCCATTTCCTGACAATATGTAAAACTGTGACGGACCCATCCAATAAACAGCACCATTAAGCGTACCGGCTGCTTTTTGCCCTATCAGGCCGCACCCAGTTCCAATTTCGTTAAAACTGTAGATGTATGGCTGTCCGATATATTGCATGGACCAGCATGCCGTATCAGTCCAAATCAGGCCCTGTTGCGGACCTTGAATGCCGCCCACAATGCGTGAGCCGCGCGGGATGCGGTAAGAACCAGCTTGATTAGTTACAGAGGCAATCCAATCTTCATAGTTTTCAACGTCGCACCAACGAACAAGAAGATGATCAATTATGCCGTTAAAGGTAGAGCCATAGGCGATGATCTGTCTTTGAGGCATTGCAACAAAGCACCCAGTATTTGCAGTTGGCGCGTTTGTAATGACTGATGCTAGAGTTGGATTAATCAATGGGTTCCATTCGTAGATTACATTTTCAAATGGGTTTGCAATCAAAACGCCGCCCCAGTTGTCCAAAGACCAGTCAGTGGCCGTTATAGCGGTTCCGGGATTAGCCGTAGGTGTTACGCCACTTCCGTATCCGCCAACGCCATAGGGGCCAACACCGTAACCCGTACCAAGTGGCAGGGGGCCATCGCCAATGAATAATTCATAGCGGGCAAGACCACCATTCATAGGAGCGGTGTCGGTTGCATCGGCTGCGTTAGACGTTTGAATGCTGAATACGCTTGTAGAAAGAATTTCTCTAACCAAATAATTACCAGAAATGGTAATTCCGGCCACTGTTGTGGATACTAAGGCTGTAAAGGTATCCCCTACGGTATATCCATTATCTGCTAAAGTTACTTCAACAATGGATACACCATTTGTCGTGTCGTAAACGGGAACAGCGCCACCAGTAGTAACGGTAACAAGAGCGTAGGCAGGTTGCCCAAGGACATCAGTAGCATAGATGTTGAAGGAGTTAGCGCCAATAGCAAAACATTGGTACATTCCAAAAAGGACAAGACCGCCTACGCTTATTTGCGTTTGTATGTAAACGCTATTGTAGGAAGTAACATTGCTTGCAGTAATGTTGATGGTTACTTCATTGCTGCCAGAAACGGTGTCTACATCAACTCCAACATTATAAATTTCAGTCTTTGGAGTAACATCTAGCAAAACATTTTGTGACAGCACTTCAAGCTGATCAACCGCACCAATAGCCAGATATTTCTCGTCGTTAGCGTCCGCCCACGCCCATAGGCACCGAACAGCACTGGAAATAGGGTTGGCAAAATACTTAGTCCAACCGCCCAATTTTTGGGGCAGGCCAAGACCCTGAGCATCAGGCACAAAGCGGATAAGCTGCGACTCAGAGATCGCAGTCTCGTTCAAAGCCGGTGTCCGGTTCTGATTTACGCCCGGAATGAGTTTGAGAGAGGCATGCGGCATTTATTAGCCTCTGGAGGGAGTAGCCACGGGGGACGGTGACTGGGACGACCAGCCGGACGCCTCAAATTTCTTCCGAGCCTCTTCAACAGCAGCGCCCTTCAGAAGGGCCTGATACTGACCTTCATAGCTTTGGGCCATAGCCGGATCATCGCTCTGGCGACCAAAGTTGCGCTGGTATGCGCTGACGTAAACCATGGACGCCATGATCATAACGTCAGGGAGATACAGGCTGATAAAGGTTGTTGGGGTGGCAACCGAAAGGCTTGTGGGGCGGAAGGTCCCAACAATTTCAACAAAGTAGTTCGCGTCAGGATACGGCCCAATCAGAAACAAATTGTCGTTAAAGGGGACAAAATACTGAGGAACGCCGGTATAGGTAGAAGCGCCGTATACAGCGTCTAGGAACTCTTTGGTGGTCGGAAGGCAGGGGACGCGCGTCCCAGAATTGGGATCGGCTGTCCCGGCGGGGGTGATAATGTTGATTTGCTCAGAAACAACAATTGTACCCTGCGGTATGGTGATCGACCGGGTTCCCATCGTGCAGGCATAGCCTGTGAGCGCCGTAGATGTGAACAGGAAATCCAGATCACGGCACATGCGGTTTTCGGCGTAGGTGATCATCTGCGGAAGGATTTCGACAAACGCCGGATCATTCTCCGCAACTACCGCCATGGTGGCGATCTGGGTCACATACTGGGAATAGGTTAAACCTGTAGTCATACGTCACCCAACCGGCAGAAGTGCCGCCTCTGCTTCGCGCCTAGCCACAAGTCCGGGCAGGATTTTACCCCCGCCACGGACCCATTTTCTAAGCTGCTCCTGCGCCCCTTCCCAGTCACCAGCATTGAGTTTCTTCCTCAAGGTACTGGTTTGCAGCCTGCCGACACCGAGGTTATAGCAGAAATCTACAATAGCGTTTAGTGCTTTCGGGTGCTGAACCAAATTTGGGCAATACCGTAGAACCTTCGGCAAATACCGGTGCCGGAGTTCTGCCTCCATCAGGACATGGGCGTCCTGTTTTGACATAGGCAAATCAGCTAAAATAACGGCTCGACCGTCAGCATAATGGGTCGAGCCATAGCCAATTGTCGGCACTCCGGCAGGGCAAAGATACGGTTTGTTCCTAAATCCCTCGAACCGCTTCACCAACTCTATGGCTATGTCGAGGTTCATTAAATGCCGCGCTTTGCCAGCGTCCTATCCAAAATCCAGTAATTCACTACGCCAGAAAGCAGGGCCATATCATCTGGCCCCCACATTTTAGGCATAACATCGATTAAGGGAGCGCCGAGGCTCATCGAGTCCCAGATCAGGCAGACTTTGACGATCCCGTAGAAGACCAGCAGGTAGTAGGTCATGACAGGGCGCACAGAGGCGGACAGGGACGCCGCCCAGCCACCAGCAGCCTTGACCATATCTGTCTGCTGCTGGATGGCGCTCTGGAACGCTGCCATGGCCCCTGTGTCCAAGACCGAATCCCGCTCCGCCCCGATCTCCTGTAACTTCTGAGCGCCACGGGTCTTTTCAACGTCGCACTGCTTATCGAACATGGATAGTTCGTGGCTGCGCTCGTTCTTCTTGTCGAAGGATTTAAGGACTTCAGGGATAAGCCGGAAAACGCCGCCAAGCAGGCTTCCTAAGATACCGCCACCTAACAAATCAAACATGACGTTCCCCTTTTGTTCCTACCCAAATACAATCTTTGCCAGTATTCCGGCCATTCCGCACAGCAAGGCAATGCCGCCGCCGATCAGGAGGCGATTGGTTCCTTCTATGCTTCTCTCCATCTTATCGGCTGCATTTAGAAGGTTCCCATATCGTTCCACGCAAACAGCTTCATGGGTGGATTGCTTAATCTCCATAATGCGGAGGCGGTCAAAAATTTCCAACGACACTTCGCTCATTCCGTTGCCTTCGTACCCATGAATAAATCTAAATTAGCTTTAAGCCTCAAATTATCAGGAGCCGCCTCAACCGCAAGTTTTGATTGCTCGATGCAAGCCTCTTTCAGGCCAAGGTGCCAAGCGGCAATACTGGCTAGATCGTGGGCCTTAAAACCCCAGACTTCCGGGTCGCAGGTATAAACAAGCTGCTTGTCTTTGATCGACAAGGCCCGCATGGCCGCACCGTAGCATTCGGCCCATTGGCTCTGGCGGTATTTTAACAGGGAAATAGCGCACCAAGGCTCGCGGGTATTGGGGGCTTCGGCGCAGGCTTTGTGATAGGCCCCCTCGGCCTCCCACTGCATGCCCTTTTCCTCATAGCATTGACCTAGGACCCTGTAGGCGTAGCACCGCTCATTGCCCCAAGTGGCCTCCGGCATGCTTAGATACTTGTTCAGGGCGACGATTGCCTCGTCCCATTTCCGGTAGAAAGACAGTTCTCGGGCGTAATAAAAGGCGTTGCGCGGGCAGCGAGGGTCTTCCTTTACCGATACCGCCAGAAGATCGAGGTACTGACCCCGGCTCTTAGTGGGGTCGGGGTGATGGCTGACCATTAGCATGTCAGTATCGGCCCAAACCTCTACAGTCCGGGGGTCCGGGATGGGGTACTCATGACAGGGGTGGTGCCACATGTACCCTTTGCGAGCGTGGATTTTCTCGTATTTGAACTTGATCCCGCAGCCCCAGTCGAAGAAATAGCGCAGACGGGTGACCTTATCGGTCCACACCCGCTCAAGTTCCTCGCGCCAGCCGGGTTCTAGGATTTCGTCTAGATCGAGCGAGATGCATACATCCGCATCAGCCGGGACAAGCGCCAAAGCGGCGTTCCGAGCCAAATCAAAGCGCCAAGGAGTGATACAAATACTAGGAACGATACAGCCAGCAGCGTGAGCAGCGGCGACAGTACCGTCCGTACTGCCTGTGTCAGCGATAACCACATAATCAGCATCCTTTGCAGAATTGCAGAACCTCTCAACAAACGATTCTTCATTTTTACTGATGGCATAGACAGCGATCTTCAGAGGCTTTGCTATGCTGGGCAGTTCTTTGATAACGCCCCAGACATATACGCCGATCTCACCCTCTATGGCAGACCAGCTTGGGTCTCCAAACACCTCCTTAACGCGGGCGTCCGTCCAATCGTCAACAATATGGCGCTCATAGGGATTACCAGCGTATTCATCCTGCGGGTAATAACCAATCGGGATGCTCGCAATAACGGTATCCGCCACCTGCCGGAGCCTATCAAGAAGGTCTTTGGCCTCCTCTTGGGTCATATGCTCCAGAACATCGCCAGCAAACGCTATGTCAAACCTGTCTTCAGGCTCAAAAACATGCGTCCGGGCATCGGCTATGATCAACTTTGAGTACAGGGATTTTAGGCCATAAGCCTCAACGTAAGGCTCCCAAACCTCAATTCCTGTCCAATTAGCATCCGGGAATAGCTTGGCATAGGTGCCTTCGCCGCACCCAATATCCAACATTCTGCCGTGCTTTAAAGCGCCGACAATCCGTTTAATGTGGGATTTTCCGTTCTGCGAACTAGTAGGCATGATTACACTGTGGCGAACGTCATGTTGATCGTGCCGCCACTCTCGAACTGGTTCCACTTCAGGATCGTCGCGCCGCCATTCTGGCTCTGGCTAAACCCGACGCCGTTCGCGTCACCGTTCAAGACAATGGACTGGTCACCGTCAGCCATCCAACCGCGATCAATGTACACGCCAGCCTCGGGGCCGAAACTCACGCCGCCCTGCATGTAGTACTCCTTCGGAACGATCCAAAAGCGCAGTGCGTTTGTGTTGTTTGGGTCGCTAGTACCCCAAGAGAAATGACTGCCGGGGGCAATGCACCCAGTTTCGCCAGCG